CATTTGTCTTCTATCTCCGATAGATTGTGTACTTTTGCATTCAAATCCGGGGAGATTCTTGGTGATTTCGATTCGGATTTAAAGGAAAAAACAAAAAAGTTGATGTTTTATTATCCCTAAATCTGCAGCGTAATTATCTGATAATCAACTAGGATATTTCCGATTTTTACATATATAACACCGAAAATGCACCGAGTTGCGTATCAAACAAGTTACAGATACTCAAACAGTTGTGTGATTGTTATAAAACAAATGTTTGATAAAATGACTCATTTTTCGCAAAACGGTGCAATAAAAATCTTAGTTTTCCAACATTTTTTTTGTAAGCCTATCGATCGTTTTCTGTTGGCTCTCGATAGTCTTGTTCTGTCTCTCAACGATTGTCAACAGGTTTCCCTGGTTGCCTTTCGTGAGTTTCTCTCCCATGATTAGGTAATTAGCGTCTACCCAATCGACGGCGTTAATGATCTTCACGATAATGTCGTAACTAGGGGCATTTCTGCCAGATACGATATTTTTGATCGTGGTCCATGGTACACCAATCTTCTTTGCGAATGTAGCAATGGTGTGCCCCTCTTTTTCAATGATGCTGTTTACGCGTTCATTGATAGTTTCGGTTACTTCTTTTTCTTTTTCTGTACTCATAATATGTAAATTTCAAACAAAATGCTGAAAAATATAAAAATAATCAGTGAAATGTTTGGTGGTATCACTGAAATGTTATATATTTGCAGCGTGAGAATTATTCTCACGCTGCAAATATACAAAAAATGTCGCACATAATGATGATTTCAAACAAAAATTTAAAAAAATATGGGTTTTAGTGAGTACATGAAGAGTCTTCCATACCCTCGTTGTAAGGTAGTGGAAGCACTTGCGGAGAAATGCAAGGTATCTAATAATTCCGTCTACAGATGGATTCAAGGCAAGTCTAAGCCGAACGCTCTATGCAGAGGAATTGTCGCTGAGTATCTAGGTATGCAGGAGAGCGAACTTTTTCCGGAGGAGTAAGTATGGAGTCAGTCGAGTTTTACAATACACCAGAAGGTGATGTTATGTATAAGCAGCTGGGCAAACCTGTCCAGGAACTTACAGCCGACAGCCGCGAAGTTATCGAGGAGATGCTAGACTTAATCAAAACTAGATACCCTCAAGCCTTCAGAGCTCTGTGTGACCAGTATACGGCGAGCGAACTAAATCGCAAGGTGTATGAATTCAACATTGTATCTAGGTTCTGCAGATGTAATTTCGGCGAATATGATGCACATACTCCTGATATCGATGCAGACGGTTTCTTTCATTTTGAGGAGGTCAAGTGTCCGTTACGTGGCGAATGCAGAATGGAGGGTGTCATCTGTAAGCCTAAACTAGACTCTAAGCTTACTGATCGTGAGTTAGATATAGTGGAACTTATATCTAAAGGCTTGCGCGCACAGGAGATCGCAGACCGGCTTTATATATCTGTCAAAACCGTGCAACGACATAGGGAGAATATTAAGGCTAAGCTCCAGCTAAGATCGCTAGCGCAGGTGGCAGCATATTACCTGGAGCATATAAAAACAAAATAGCTTATGTCTGAGAAATGCGTTATTTGCAAAGAAGGCAGAACTTGCATTAATGGCCGGTTCTGTCTCAAGTTAAAGAGATACGTCGAGTATATTAATGATAGAACAATATGTGAATATGAGTAATAGAAAATGGAACAAAAACGAAATTGCATACCTGGTGGAAAATTACGGAAGAATGAGCCTTGAGGATATGGCCCGACAACTCAATCGTTCCGTAATGGCCGTTCGATTATATGCGCTTCGCCATAGGTTGGACGACAAGCATCAGGTTGTTAAGGAGAATCGCCTGAAGAAGTTGCTTGAGTATCGCTTCCGTCATCTTGAGGACTTTCATCCAAGCAAGTTCTTTTTTAAGGAGACTGGTATTAACCAGGTAAGATACTGGGATATTTTCTTCGGCCGTAAGGCTATAAAACCTGAAGAGTATAAAGCTGTGGCAGCATACTTCAATATTACGATATCTGAAGCATTCGATTCTCTACAGCTCAATCTGTTCGACTAAACAAAATAAGAAATATGAAAATCAACTCAGACTTCATTAGCGATGTCAAGAGTAAACTTGATATTGTTGATGTGATAGGCGCCTATATTAATCTTCAGAAGGCGGGCATTAACTACAAGGGTATCTGTCCGTTCCATAATGATAGTCATCCTTCGATGATGGTTAATAAGGCTAGGCAAACGTATCATTGTTTCGTGTGTGGTGAACATGGAGACGTCCTTGACTTTCTACAGAAATACAACCAGATAACTTTTAATGAGGCATTGCGAATAGCTTGCAAGCTCGCTGATGTTGAGTTTCCGGAACAAGAATCTACTCCGGAAGAAAACGCTGCGTATAAATTGCTTGAATCTCGCCGTATAGCCATTGCTGCTGCAGCTAAGTTCTATCAGGGTAATATCTCACAAGCAGAGAGCTTTCTTAAGAAACGCGGTTACGAGTATACGGATAAGGTGCTTGCGGAATATGGAGTTGGTTATGCTCCGAATGGCAATGTAGCGATGAAGTATCTCGTGGAGAATGGGTACAGTCTGCAGATATTGGAGGATGTTGGAGTTGTAGGCAAGTCTCAAGATGGTAGGAACTATGACTTCTTCAGAGACCGCGTGATGTTCCCGTTTTACGACGTGTCTGGAAGAGTTGTTGCGTTTTCCGGAAGAATTGTCACTCCGAATGACAAAATTGGTAAGTATGTTAATACCGGGGAAACGCCCATCTTCAGAAAAGGTCGACATATTTTCGGACTATTCCAAGCAAAAAGGGCGATAGCGAAAGAGGGTTTTGCTTATCTCGTAGAGGGACAGTTCGATGTCATTACTCTGCATAAATATGGAGTCGAGAACGTTATCGGTGGATCGGGAACAGCATTTACCGATGATCAGGTAAAACTCATTATGCGCTTTACCCAGTCTGTTGTAATGATCTACGATGCGGACAGCGCAGGGATTAAGGCTGCCATCAAGAATAGTGAACTATTATTGACGGCAGGAGCGAGCGTCAGGTGCGTTCGCTTGCCGAAGGGGTATGACCCAGACAGCTATGGCCAGCTCTGCAAGGATGGCGTAAAACAGAAATTAATCGATGCAACCGAAACATTCCCTAAAGCGATGAAAAGAATGCTGGTTCCTCGCGGATGCAAGGACGAGGCTACAATCGCTTCAGCCATGAATACTATCGCTAACCTAGTAGCATGCGTGCAGGACGCCGGACTGCGTCTTGAATATATGAAGAGCATGACTAAGGATTTCGATACGAAGATGACTATTCTGGAAGATAAAGTTCGGGATATCCGACGTAATGTCGAGAATCTCAAGAAAGAGGATATGCAGCAGGGTATTTTTGGACTTGATGACCTGAAGGACAACCTAAGAAATAACGAGCCTGCTATCGTAACATCTTCCATCGATACGTTCATGGAGTCTTACGGAGATAATCCGATTGTGTACGTAGCAGGCGTTCCGTCGGCTACCGATATTCAGAATCTCCGCCGAATCTGCTGCTATCTAGCCACAACTGAAGAAGGCTGCAGCATAGATACGACAACGGGCGATGATAGTAGTTACCTCTCCGCTCTGGCCGAGATGTTCAAGGCAGGAATCTCGCAGATAAGAGTCATGCACGAGGATAAAGTAGAATCCTTCATAGACTTCTATATACGTATACATGGCGATCTACTGTCTGGCTTCCTTGGTGACAAGGTTCCAATCATTACCAGGTGCATAGAGCTGACAAGTTTTGCAGAAGAGACTGTCATCACAGTAAACAAGAATCATTACTGCAGCAAACTTGGTCTGTCTAAGGGACAGTTTGACGAGATTCGGAAACCATTCGTCAGCAAGCGAAAGAACGTCATGAAAGCGAATGCCCTGAAGGACGATCTGTATGATGATGACTTCGATGGCGATGAGGTCCCTAGCTATGCGAGAGAAGGTGAGTACGCCCAGATGTTTCGCGAGTGCAAGTATTATCCTCGTCTGAATAAGCAGGGCATACCAGTCTGTTATATGTTCCAGAACAAGAACGGACGTGGTTTTTCGCAGGTCGCAGACTTCTATATGGTTCCTCTTCTTCATATATTTAACGAAGATTTCGAACAGAATAAGAGAGTACTGAAGGTGAACCGCCGTTATTTCGATAAGCCCTTGTATATTGAGGTTCTGTCGAGTTCCCTAAAGAAGATGAGTACTATCGAGGATGTTCTTATCAACTACGAAGGCGTGAACTTCACAGACGGTGAAGAATGGCAGTGGAGACGTATCAAGGAGTATATGAGTCGCCACTTCGTTCAATGTCGTGAGATACAGACTTATGGCAATCAGCAGTCTGAAGGAATGAGTCGAAAGACTGATGAGCAGTTCTTCGCATTCGCTAACGGTATAGCGCATGAAGACGAAAACGGTAAATATGTGTTTGAGAAGGTTAATGAGCTGGGCGTGGTGACTCATAATCATATGAATTACTATCTCCCTGCATTTTCTACCATATACGCCGGATCCGGGAGACAATCTGATAAATATGAATTGATATCTCAGCTCGTGTATGAAGATATACCTGTTAACAAGCAGGTCACATTCGAACAATGGGCATCGTTAATGAACAAGGTGTATAAAATTAATGATAATGGTAAATGGGCGATAGTTTTCGCTCTGATGTGCGCCTTCAGAAGTAATATCCACTGTCTGGATAGACTTTTCACGGCTCCATTTTTTATGGGACCAATGTCGTCTGGTAAGACTCAGATTGCGATATCTATCCGATCTCTGTTTATAAGTCCTACTATTCCGATATTCAACCTCAATACAGGTACTGATGCGGCCATGAGCACCATCATGGGTACATTCAGGGATGTTCCGGTCGTGCTCGATGAGTACAATAATAAAGATATCTCGGACACCAAGTTTCAAGCTCTGAAGGGTATAGTATATGACGGCGACGGTAAGCAGAAGCGTCGCGGAACATCTGGAAGAGATATCGAGAATGATAAGGTGTTTGCGCCTGTAATCATTTGCGGACAAGAGACTCCTCAACGAGATGACAACGCCCTGATGAGCCGTGTCATCATCTGTGAGGTTCCTAAGCCTAAGAATAGAACACCGGAGGAGACAAAGTTGTTTGAAGAGCTCAAGAATATAGAGAAGAATATAGGGCTATCCAACGTATTACTAGAAGTACTGTCGCTCAGACCGGCAGTCATGGATCATTTCCGTGCACTCAAGCAAGAGGCGTACAGCGAGCTCAAGAGTGATGTAATCAATTCCGGAGAGATGGACCGACTAATGAAGACAGCGTCCTTATTCCTAGGAATGGTTAAACTGGTGGAGCAATATTCGGATCTGAAGCTTCCGTTTACATACGAGGAGTTCTTTACCCTGGTACAGGAGAAGATTAAGTTCCAGCTTTCTCTGATCCGAAGCACAGACAAACTTGCCATGTTCTTCAACGCAGTAAACAACATGATCGATACCAAACAGGTGCTCGTTGGCCGAGAAATGCTCATCGAGCAGCCTAAGAGCGTTACGGGTAAGGATTCGCACGGAGATAAGAAAACGTTCGCTTTCGAGCCTGGTACGCATGTTCTGTTCCTCCGTCTCAGCAGCGTGTATTCCATTTACGACAGGAGTGGATACAACAGCGAGAATACAACGCTATCTACCCTGGAGCAGAATCTTCGTTCTCATCCATCATATATTGGAACCGTACCGTCACGCCGCTTCACCTGGGAGGAGACCGTTGAAGTTGCCAAGCAGGATGATCAGGAGACGATGGTGAGAGTCCGCAAGGAACGCTCTACATCCACCAGTGCTATCATTATCGACTATGATAAGTTTATGGAGATGTACAACATCGACTTCAGACGAGGAGATATCTCTGCCGAGAATGCCCCTCAGGACGCTCCAGAGGCGAATAGGGAGGCTAATACTGATATTAATACCCAGCAGTACAAGCCTGGCAGTATACCATTTGACGAAACAGACGCCGGCAAGAATGGAGATAAACCGTTCTGATAGGAGCCAGAAAACTACCTTATATAAGGTGCAGACTACCCCAATTTAACGATACAAAGATACAAAAAATATTCGAGAAAACCAAAAGTTTTCCGCATAAATTTGAGTTGAATTTTGCATATTTTTACCCACGTAAACCCGGGAGGGCGAGCGTGGGTATTTCTTTACATTTTTGTGTGTTCCAGATGCGAAAAATCCCCCGTACCCCCTAAAATTTCAAAAATAACCGAGAAAATGAAGTTTTGAAAATGATTTTCAGAAAAATGCCTTCCTACAATCCTACAATCCTACAAATGCATTTCTTTTCAAACTATTGTTATTATCTATTTATCTTATTATCAGTATGTTATGTGTGTTTTTTGTGGTTTTGTGGCTTTGTAGGAAATGCTGTAGGATTGTAGGACGTTGTAGGAAATAGGAAATTTTTACATTTTGATGTTTTTGGAGATTTCATCCTACAGAATACCCAATTTTGTAGGATTGTAGGACGTGTAGGAAACGAAAAAATGAGTGTGTAGAACTAAAATATGTTTGATATAATTTGCGTAACTCGCTGAAATTTAGTATCTTTGCATTCGTAAGCCTGCAATATGTAGGATTGTAGGACGGTAGGAAGCTAAAATAAGCAAAAACGATATGGAAAGAAAAAAACGTCTCTCGAAACGAACAGCGTCTGTTAGAATTGAGCCCTATTTGGCAGAGTATATTCAAAAAAAGCTAGAAATTGAGCCAGAAACGGGCGGAGTAAAAATACCATACACCACAGATCTCTATCATGTGGTGTGGAATTGTATGGCCAAGCCAGACTCTCATCATGACGTCATGCAAGACTGTAATCTCAAGATATATCTGCCTTCACGGCGCTCAAAGATGGATGGACATCCTGGTAAGGATCCGGCTTATTTCAATTATCTTTCCAGTAATGCGGCGAAAAAAATAGAAGAGCATATTCGACTTCTCTTCAATTTTGAGTTTCACCGGCTCATGATTGAGAATGAAGAGCTGGGCAGGCCGTTACGGAACCAGGATGTGGTAGACAATTTCATCAGGAGATACTCTCTGAGGTCTATATCGCCCGATGCGCTCCTGAAGAACTTTTATCGCTATCGCCAGCGGCTTTTTCCGAAAACACCCAGAAAATACCAAAAAAAACGGGGTATTTAATTATTTTTAATACATACCGAGTGCAAATTTCTGTCACTCAAAAATTAGCAATAATCACTCTAAAATTTAACATTATGAAAGAGTTTTCCTGTCTTTTAATGATTTCCTCTCTTGGAGGCAAAGAAAGAAACATCATCCTCGGCACCGATCCGTTCACATTCGAACCTTCGATGACAGAGGAAAATGGAGGTGTGTACTGGGATTGTAGTAAGACATTTATTGTCGATGTAGCGGAGGACGAGAGCATTTTTAACGAACTAAAGGTTCCTCGCAGCGCTATCGTCACGCTCGCAAGTGTTGGACTTCCTGGCGCACGTACATATGACATAGGTACAGAAACAATACCGGCGAAGGTTCAGCTCGTCAAGCATCTGAATAAGGCGAAGCTTATTGTTAAGTGTAAAATGCTTGCGAACCCATTGCTTTAAGGTCTTTTATATACCTATTATATATATGTACCTTTGTGGAAAACTTAATTAAGATGGACGAAATACAGACCCTTCTGCTATCCACTCTGCCTCTATTGATTACTGAGGATGCCTACCGTCAGCTGATGGTAGCTGCATTCCCATTGAATGGTACGGTGGTAAGCTTCGAACAGAAAAAAGCCGAACAGGCGATGAGTATTCCTGAGATTCGGGAATATCTCAAGACTCATACATATTATCAGTACGAGACACATGAAGCGCTGTTAGCGATATCTGCCAAGGTATCGCAGAGAGATGAAACGAAAAGTGCACAACTCACGGATGAATACGATTCGCCATCTCTGGATGATGGTACAATCGCATATCATCGTGTATTCGGAGTTGTGACAGCTAACAGCTACTGGTATTTCTCTTCTAGACAGCTGGAACAGGATATTATTGCTGCTGAGAATAACCCTCAGATATCCGCTCATCTCCTTCATATCAATTCTCCTGGAGGAGAGGCATGGTACATGGACCGTTTGAGCGAGACTCTCCGTAATGCGAAGAAACCGATTCTTGCCATCTACGAAGAGTACTGCGCATCCGCAGCCTATTATATCGGCTGTCATGGTCAGAAACTTTACGCAACAACGAATCATGACTTCGTAGGATGCATCGGTACTATGTGTTCCTTCTGGAATTTTGAGCCATACTTCGAAAAGTTAGGACTGAAGAAAATTGTAGCGAAGGCTACCAATTCCAGCCGGAAGAATAAGATATTTGAGGATCTGAAGGACGGTAAGTCTGAAGACTATGTTAAGAATGTTCTTGATCCGATGAATGAACAGTTCCTGGCAGAAGTGAGATCACAGCGTTCCAAACTGGCAGAACTGGATGATGATGCTCCGGTACTTCAGGGCGAGAGTCTGTATACTGCTCCAGCAGAAGAAGTCGGTCTCATCGATGGTAAGCGCACCTTATTGGAGGCGATTGCGGAGGTGGCGCAACTGGGAGAGGCCTATATGGGGACGCAAAGCCTTTATGGATTTAGTTAATATATTATTTTTGTTTGATCTAAGTTGTTTTAATATTTAAATGATTGATTTATGAATTTCAAAGCAAAGTTAAACAAAGTTCTCGAGAAACTTGGTTTCGTCAAGAAATTCGAGAACAAGAGTCTTACTGCGGAAGAGTACAAGACTCTTTGCGAGGAATACCAGAAAGAGTACCAGAGCACTCTCATGGATGACCTCGCTGCGGAGAATAGTGCAGCCGAGCAGGCTGAGCATCAGAAGCAGATCAATGAGCTCTATGCTATCGTATCTAAAGCTAACAAGTCAAAGGATGATGATCCTGACGATGACGATGATGATGCAGGAAAGAAGAACGAGAACAGACAGAATGTATCGTTCGAGAAACTCTCTACAGCTGTCAACACTCTCGCTGAGAATATGAAGAAGATGGCCAATAGTACAGCAGACGACAAGCCTGCTGCTCATGTTACTGCTCCTTCTATTCCTATTAACGGTTTCGAAACTAACGCTAACTACCTTTTTGGTATCGAGCATTCTATGTTCGACATGAAAAAGCGCTGGAACCGCATTGTCGCTAATCCTGAGATAGCTTTAGCATCTACGCCAAACGAGGAGACAGACGGCAAGGCATTCCGTACCGAAGCGATGGCGTTCGCGAGATCACTCCAGGAACGCTACAAGTATCACCAGGTACGCAACGAGCTCGGTAACGTCAAAGCTCTCGCTTCCGGTCAGTTCTCTACTAATTACTCAGGCGTGGATAATGCCGGATTGGGCGATCAGTTCGTAATCCTTCGCCAAGATGCGCTTATTGCTCGCATTCTCGAACTTCGTAATCTCACAGAGTTCTTCCCTGTTCGTTATGGTGTCCAGGATCGTGATATCCTCTTCAACGCATTCTTCGATGAGGTATCTCAGGGCTACCAGGAAGGTGAGATCTACAAGGGTGGCATGCAGCTTGAGAACGAGATGGGATATGTTGATGATGCGATGATTAAGGTTAAGTTCGGCCCAATGAAGGAACTTGAGCGCAAGTATATCGCTTATCTCAACAAGGAAGGCTCTGATCCTATCAAGTGGTCTATGGTTGAATTCTGCCTTCTCAACCTTCTGAAGAAGGCTCAGGACGAGCAGAACCAGCGTCGTATGCGTGGTATTTATGTAAAGCCAGAGACAGGTCAGGCATCAAGCTACCTCAATGCAGGTACAGGTATCTGGTACACATTGCTCCGTTACATCCATGACTACAGCATCAAGCCATTTGCCAATAAGAGCTACAATTCTTATACTTCAGCTAATATGCTGGATGCGGTTAAGGAGTTCATTACCGACGTTAAGACTCACCTCTCTGAGGGCATGACCATCGATAACCATGTTCTCTATCTCAACGAGAACCATATTGACTGGTGGCTTGCTAACTGCCGCGAGACTTATGGCAAGGATCAGGACTTTACCGGTCCTAACGGCTACAAGAACCGTGTTCCAGACTCTACCATTCAGATTAAGTGGCTCCCATACGAGGGCAAGTCTTGCTGGATGTTCATGGACGTCCCTGGCAATATTCAGTTCGTAGAGAACCTCCCTGGCGAGATGTTCGCCGTGAAGATGGAGGAGCAGATGGAGATGGTTCGTGCCTGGAGTACCTGGAAGGAAGGTTGTGGCGCAGCCTTTACCGGTCGCAAGTTCGACAATAAGGCTGCCATGGATGCCAACGATTACGAATTCCAGCAGATCTTTACCAACCTCCCTGCAACTGTCATCGGCGCAGAAATTAACGGTGCAAACGGCTTCTGGCAGATTACAGATGCTACTACTACAGCAACCGCTATCGAGGATATCACGAATGCGAAGGCTGGCGTAGCTTACTGCATCGAGATTGGTGAGGATGATACCAAACATCAGCTTACCATCGCCAAGAGCGACAAGTTTGCGAATATTACCGCAACATGGACTCCTAGTCAGGCTGGCGACTACATCATGGTTATTCTCGGTAAGGACGAGAAGTTCCGTGAGCTCGAACGTCGCGTAGGTGGCAAGCGAACCATTAACAAGGCTGTTCAGCCTAATGTTCCTGGTGGCCGTTAGTCCTTATTATATATATATATTGTTAACTCGTAGGTGAGGTACGGCGTACCTCGCCTACCTTTTCAGAAAAAAAATATGAAGAAAAACAATATTCCAGTACGTTCTCGTACTTATAACCCTAACAAGGGTTATCATTATGCCCAGCATAAGGGCCGTCTTCTCTTCATGACGCTCATTATGCTGCTCGGCATCGTTTCACTTCTGCAGACGTTAGCTGATCCTACATCTACCTTCGGTATAGGTGGCACAGGAGTCTCTATGGCTTCGTTCGTTGCGCTGACGTCTATCGATGATGTAACAGACCGAGATACCCATGGTTCTGCGATCGCTTACCAGGTAGTATTGGTCCCTACAACTTTAATTGACTTGTCGAAGGCCTTCCCTCAGCCGGATAAAGACCGCATGGTCAAGGCAATGCCGTTTAAGACGGCTGCTGCCGACACTTTAAAGGCATTTCTCTTCGATGCTCATGATATTCCTACGTTCACGGCTACGACAGAGAAGGGAGATATTACGACATCTGGCGAGAATAACCTGGTAATCATTATGGGTGGTACTCGCGTGGATCTCTATAACTTCATCGAGCAGTATGCTGGTGGTAAGTTTATCATTCTCTACAAGCATGTAAAGGAAACCCAATGGTATATCGTCGGCGAACCTGAGCGCCCTATGATTCTCAATAATACAGAGACTAAGGATGATAAGGATGGCCGATACACCACCTTTACATTCAAGCGCACATCTGTAGACCTTCCTTGTCTGTATGCTGAGGATCCTCTTGGCGTGACAGCTGTCGAGGCTGCCGCTCATTCAGATACACCTGCTGGCGCAAAACCGGCTAATACTTCAGGTTCTTCAGCCGGTAAGTAAGACTGCAGCTTCTTAATGTTTTCATTTTATTTAATTATTGATTAATTTTAAAGGTGTGTCGCCACAAGAGGTGGCGCACCTTTTATAATATATAAGGTATGATTAGTAGAAGAGAAAAATTACAATTATTCAATAAGCTCAGAGGAGCCGGGCACGCTGAAGCCGACCTTGCTTTCCTGGAGGATGTAAACCCTCGCCATCCTAAACTTACTCGTTTCGCCCGTGATCCGAAACGGTATGCAGACGAAATACTCTACGCCCTTTTGGATGAGTGCGATGAAGCGGATATCGTAGATCATCGAATCTATTTCGAGAAGTTGAATGAAAATATTGACGATACAATAGCCAATGATGAGCAGGGACCGGAAGGCGGTTCAAGTAATACTTCAACAGAAGGAAATCAGATACCTGATGATGGTTCAAGTAACACTTCAACCGAAGGAGAACAGGGACCGGAAGGCGGTTCAAGTAATACTTCAACAGAAGGAAATCAGATACCTGATGATGGTTCAAGTAACACTTCAACCGAAGGAGAACAGGGACCGGAAGGCGGTTCAAGTGATACTTCAGCTGAAGAAGAACAGATACCTGCAGATGGCTTAAGTAATACTTCAACCGAAGAAGAGACTCCTGAAGGTGAAAATCAACAGGAATCAGAACAGCCTGATACTGCCGACCCTGGCGAGGACTCAAAAAAAAAGTAGTTCAAAAAGAAGAGGAATATCCTAACATCGACTGGGATAACCTCTATAATGAGGACGTGCAGATGGCGACCGTCATTTATAACGACCGCATCAATACATGGCGCAAGATGAAGAAACTCGACGAACTCCTTGATAAGAAACCGAAGGCGAATGATGTGGCTGCCATGGCGGAACTCCGCATCCGTAACCTTCAGGCATTCGACGAACTGAAGGCGTACAACGATACCGGCAAGTTTCTGTATAAGCATCCATTGCTGAGGGGCAAGTCTGAATTCAATGAACTCGTGAAGCTCTTCAAAAAGGATCCAGCCGAGTTTCTTCATAAGCATAAAAACGTGCTCGATAATATCAAGCGCTACAAGAGCTACATTAAAAGAGATGATCGCAAGGATAAACGTGCCAGCGACCGTGAGAACCTCCAACGTCATCTGGAACGTGAACGTATGTTTAAAATGGTAATGGAGCAGTATAGTGACAAATCAGACAAATCAGATAGATAAGATGGATAAGACGGAATTAAAGAAGATTGCAGAAACCTGCGTCTCGATGGTGAAGAACGGATGTGTACTAGAGCAGGCTCAACTCAAGGCTGATGAGAAGATAGCCGAGCTGGCAGCAAACGGCGACCTCGATGCCATCAAACTACTGAATGAGCGGATGCAGGATCGCGAAGAACTGAAACTTAGAAAGAAGTTGTTTGGCGTATGAAAAGCGAGATAGAAAAACTTGAGAGTGTTCATCCGGACCTTATTACCACCTTCCTGACTACAGGTGAAGGCAAAGGCATTCCAGAGGACGTGCAGACCTTTCTGAAGCAACTGCAATGGGCTGCCGAAATATACGAGTACGAGCGTAACATAACTCGTGGCGCCCGCCAACTCAAGCAGCGCATAGCCGCACAGCAGAAGATTACCCTCGATGTGCGCACCTGCATGACACGCATCAATCAAGCGATATCTTACTTCAACGTGGATTGCAACGTAAGCATCAAGGTCTGGGAGAATGATTTTGCCAACAAGTACGAGGACCTTGCCAAGCTCTGTTCTGCCAAGCGCGACTATAAAATGCAAAAAGCCTGTATGGACCAAGCCCTGGAATGCCGCAGACGTGCGTCTGAGCAGGCAGAGGCAGATAGAGATCTCGGAGTTGTATTCCTCATTACTCCAGAGGTTACCCCAGAAGAGCTAGGTTTTCAGAAAAAGAGTCTTAAAGAAATTGCTGGCAAGTACAACCGCGGTTTTTATATATCTCTCATCGATGGTTTACCTATCGAGAGTTCAGAAAAGAAACGATTGCTTCGTGATGCTGATATCCAGGAAGCGGAAATAGTGGAGGATTTGAGCGATGAGCCAACTGATTTTGAATGATAATACTCTCGGTGAATTCGAGCATTACTACATGAACAACATGCAGCTACTTGCCAACATCATCGACCCAAATATGCTTTTTGCCGAGGTAGCCCGTGCCGGAGGTAAGACTGAAGGCGTGACGGGACCTCGCCTGATACGAGTTGCCAACGACATGCCGGGAGAGTTATCTTTCCTGGTACACAAGACGTATGTGGCGCTGATGACCAACGTCTGGCCAAACATACAGGCATATTTCTCGCGTCAGGTAGTAGTGAACGGACAGCAGAGATCCATGCTGGAATATGGTATTGATTACGTAGTAGGAGAGAGCACGCTGCCTTCCCACTTCCGGAAACCCCGATATCCGATAGCCTATGCTAAGCATAGCGTGATATTCCGAAATGGTGCCCACCTTCAGCTGGTATCAAGCGACCAGCCGGAATCCGTTGCCGGTAGAAATGCCGTGCACGCTTTCGTCGAAGAAATGAAGCATAATAGTGGAGAAAAACTCAAAACCCGCCTGTTCCCGTCTTTACGTGGAGGTCCAGCCAATGTGCGCTGTTCTGCTTATTATGAGGGTGTTACGGGTGTGAGTGATACGGCTCGCGTCGACCTCGGCGAAGATGACTGGTTTGAGGATTATGAAAAGAAGGTGAACCCGAAACTTATCGAGGAGATTGCAACCGTCGCCCTGGAAGTTAACAGAAGTCTCTACCGCCTGTTCGTGCTCAAGCAGCAGGAACGAGACTCAAAAGACCCTGTTCTTCTGGAGAAGATGCGCCTTGAGTCTGTTAAGCTCAATGCCTTCGTGGCGAGATGGAAACCTCGTCTGGCAGATATGAGGCGCAATGCCATCTACTATATCCGCGCATCCTCTTTCTGCAACAAGGATATCCTGGGACCGAAGTTCTTCAAGACGCAGTTGGACACTCTTGATACGGACGAGTTCCTTACGGCTATCTGCGCCATCCGCCACAAGGAGGTAACCAATAAGTTCTTCATTAACTACGACCACGCAAAGCATCAGTTCAAGGATAGCTATAAGTATGAATCCATTCTTCGCCTGAATCTGAAGGATAGGTTTATCCTCACGGCAGAGTATCTTCTTCATTACGACCCTCAGGAACCGCTCTACATGGGATATGACCCTGGCAACTTCCAGTCGCTCATCGTTGCTCAGAAGAAAGATTATGGTAGGCGTCTCGACATCATCAAGGAGTTCTTTGCCTTCCTGCCCAAGGATTACAACGACCTCGTGGCAGAGGTGCACCAGTTTTTCGGATCTGCGGCTGTAAATAAGACTATCTATCTCTATCCAGACCGTGCCGGTAACAAGCGCAGGGAGGAACGGGAACAGATAACTACCGACTCGCTCAATCTGAAGGCTGCCCTGGAGTCGTATGGCTTCATGGTGATACTCTATAACGAAGATGCGCCAACGATATACCATTGGCAGCAGTTCAAGCTCTGTCAGATGCTCTTCGGTGAACGCAGTTCGCTTCTGCCTGTCATCCGTATCGATGAGAATGAGTGCAAGAACCTCTGCTCTGCCATCATGATATCTCCTCTGAAGAAAACGGACGGGAAGATAGAACTTGATAAGAGTTCGGAGAAGAAACAGCAACTGAAGAATCAGGCAGGACTCACCACGCAGCTGCCTTCTGCGATGATTTACCTACTTTACGGCCTTTATTCTGATGCCGTGAAGGCGGAATTAAGTACATATCCTACTGATTTACCGGACAATTTCGAGATATAAACGTAGAATAATGCTGCATTTCTGCAGTAATAATTTTCACGGGCATATCAATAATTTACGGAAAATGAAAGGGTATAAATGCTAAAATGCTGATAATCAGCCCGAGAGGACCGGCTGGGAGAAAAACTCCCAAAAACACCTCACCCAAACGTGCACGCACCGCTGGGAAAGGAAAGAGAGGTGCAGGCCTTATGTTTCTCGGAAATATGACGGGGAACATAAGGCCGGTCTTTTGCAGGGCAATAATTTTTCACTATCTTCGCATCATTATGAGCAAGACAAGCAAGAACATCATCATCATGGATGGCGTAACGGCACTCCAGTGGGCCAGAGAGATCAGTAAGCTGCCCGATGGGGAGTTCACCCTGGTTTTCTTTCCTTACTCAAGGTCGAGAGGCGAGGCGAGCGCAAAGCTGCAGGTGCGCCGGCATTGTAAGTATCGAACCCAGTTGCCGAAGGAGTGTTTCGCCATCGATGGAGAGAACTACCTTCTCTATACAGACGAAGATGGAGAGCCAAAGATGTGTTACCGAATACTCATCAGGTACATGGGCTTCCCTCAAGACGGATTTAAACTTCACAAAATAAATTGGTTATGAAAGAATACGAAATAGACATGTATGGCAACGCCGGCATCTACCTTGCCGATGGCAATACCTTCACCTTCCAGCTAGGTGAAGGCGACACCATCTTTGGTGCAGACCAGCTCTTCCAGTCGCCACTCCTGGAGTCTCCATTCGGTGGCACGCTCTGGATGCAGCAGCATCACTATCTGGGCATACAGGGATATCAGGTGTTGATGCGTGGCCACAACAACCAGCAATGCGACGAAGTGACCAAGGAGATCAAAGAAAACCGACTGCTCCCTCGTCTCTATTCAAAGGAGATCAAGATGCTCTATGGTCACGGACTCGCTGTATACAAACAGGCTATTGAGGACGGTAAGCTGGTACGCAAGTACGAGGAACAGCCTGAAGTAATGGAATGGCTCGACTCCTGGAGTTCCCGCGGCATCCCTTCCGTTGAGGAGTTCTGCAAAACGTGCATCAAAAACTTCTATTACTTTGGCGACTTCTTCGTGAAGTGGCGTTTTACCCGAGGCAAGGTGATAGGTATGGGTAAGCCGGTGGCTGCGCTTGAGGCGATGGAGAACCGTTACTGCCGACTGGCAACTACCCGCCAGGATGTTGCTTCAGAATTGATTTCGTACGGAGACTTCAAACAGGTTGTAGTAGGACGATTCGCCTATGGCTTATCGAGTTACTCGGCTTATCCGAAGTTCAGCTTTAACGAAGTTGACAACTACCGGTATGCTGCGATCTCTCATCACAGAGAGAAATCAGTAGACGAATTCTATGGAGCCAACGAGACGCATCAGGGAGCTCGTCCGTACATTCAAGGTAGTAACAAGACAGCCCGATACATTAACAGTTTTCTGAAAAACTCACTTGCTGCAAAGGTTCATGTCATTATCCCTAACGCCTGGATCCAGAGCAAGCGCACCCAGATGACCAAGCTCTGCGAGGAGAACAAGCGACGCAAGGCGAAGGGCATGGAGTTACTGAAGTATAACGGTATCGATATCGGTACAGACTTCAAAGAGTCGTGCATGGTCCGGTACGTCCGTGACGAGGTACGCAAGTTTAGCACTTATTTGTCAGGTGCAGACAACCAGGGCAAAGGTTTCTCTTCCATCTCCTTCATGGATGCCCAGGGTCACGAGCAGTCGTGGAAGGTGGAGACCATCGACCTCAAGTATAAGGAATATATCGAGGCACTCATCTCCTACGACAAGCGCACCGAGCAAGCCCTCCTTTCTTCCGTAGGTCTCGATGCAGCCATATCTGCAGTAGATAAGGATGGCGTCATCTCGAAGAGTGGAAGTGATACCTATTATAATTATCTCATCTACATCATGTCGCTCACCTCAGAGGACGAAGTCTGCGCAGAACCGCTCAACTGGGCGTTGCGCATGAACTTCCCGGAACTCTACAAGCAGGGCTGCAGGCTAGGGTTCTACCGCGAGGTTCCGCAACGGCAGGAAGATATAACACCATCCCAACGACTTAACCAGCAACAGGCATGAACAAGAAATTTCAACTCAATCAACTCTTCACCAGTTATGCGCAGTTCTGCAACTGCGCACCTGGTGCAGATACAAGCGCCGACTTCGACAGCCTTCAGGGCTCTGCCGTAGCCGCACGCAAGCGTATTGTTGCCATCATCGGCAACAATACGTTCTCTGATATTGTGAGCATCGAGGAAGAAGAGAGTGGCATCAAGGATTTTCTCCGCGCTGCCATGGCAAACCTTACGCTAGCTACTCAGATTATCTTCGATGCCGTGAACCGCAGGAAGAACGATATTAATCTCTACAAGTACGAGATGGAAGGCATGAAGCGCTCCTATATGGAGAACTACTTTAATGCGATGGATTCGTTGATTTCCGAACTTACTGAAGAGATAAGTGCCGATGATCCTGCCGATATCCGTCTTGCCATTGAAGACTGGCGCAAGACCAATTACTACAAGATGCTCAGTAAACTGAAGGTAGATACTGCCGATGAATTCGATGAAATTTATCCTATCGACCTCTCGTATCTCTTCTTTTTCCGCTGTGTTCCTCTCCAGAAGGAAGTGCTTGACGAAAGCATAGGCGCCTACTTCGACCGGCTCGAACAGGGAGGAGAAGACCAGACGTTTGCTGAGTTTGCCCAGAAGGCGCTACCTATGCTCAAGCGTGCTCTGGTAAAGAAGACTGTGGCGAAGGCTCTCAGACGTTTCGATATCCTGGAGTTCCCTGCCACCATCCGCAACCTCTTCGACGACAATACCGCCACCCGCTCAGGCAGCGACGAGGCAAGCCGTGCGCTGCAGCTCGCCACACAGCTAGACGGGGAGGTGGAAGATCTGCTGCATAATGTGGATATGCTCCTCGATGCTCAAGAGGGAAACGATTTTCTTTCCTTCTCTGCCGAGAACCGTCCGGACGACAACATGTATTTAATGCCATAAGCTTATGAAAAAGACGATAACCGTAAGAGCAAACGGAATAGAGTATGAAATTCCGAACTCGTGGGAACTACTCACTTCTGACCAATATCTGAAGCTGGTGGAGCTGCTTTCTCTTATGGAGAGTGGGCAGTTTTCCCCAGGCGCCGTGAAATGTCTGTTTCTTTGCTACATGAAGGGATGGAACCTGAACAAGATTAAGCGCGATGAGCGAACTCTGGAGAACTTCATGTCTATAGCCAGTCAGCTCTCGTTCATCTTCCAGGAAAAAGATGATAAGTTCGTGCTCGATCTCTGCTTCTGTCGGCAGCAGTTGCCGATTATCTTTATCGACAAGAAAGCCTATTATGGTTACGAGGTCAATACAGATTTCAAGTCGCTTACCTGTTCGCTCACGGCCCTTCAGTATATCGAGGCGCGCCAGCTGCTCGATATGGGCGAGGAAAGTCTTCCTCTGCTGGCTGCAATACTCTACTTCGACAAGGAAGTATATTCCTCAGAAGAGGCGCAGAAACTCGCTCTGAAGTTCAAGAAACTACCTGTCAACACTCTCCGGGCGATAGCTTTGAACTTTACTGCAGTAAATAATTTCCTCTTCTCAAAGACAGAATTTTCCCTGCTTACCAAGTTCATACCGAAGGAGGGCAGCAGTATTACTACCGATGCAACCGATGCGCTCTACGATCTCTCCAAAGATGGACTGGGTAATGCCCGCCAGGTAGAACAGCTGAACGTGCTTACCTATCTCCGTATTCTCAGGAAGAAAACCATCGAGGGAGTAAAGAGTCTGAAGGCTACCGGTATGGAGTTGGCCAAGATAGCAGACGAGGTAGGGTTACCTCTGGAGATAGTTAAAAAGATTATATAACTAAGGCAGGGAAACAACCTCTCTGCGACAAAAATATAAAAGCCTATGTTATTGGATTTATTCGAATATTTCGCCAAGTTTCCTGCTTCTGCAGGAGTTACGAAGGGTATTGCCAACAAGGGCGAGAGTAGCATGGAAGAATATGCTACCGTGCTCAAGGTAATCAAGGAGATGCCCGAGAAAGAACTGGTTCCGGAGATAGAAAACTATGTTTACGGCCAGTCGTTCGACGAACTGAAGCAACGCATCGATAAGCTTACCGGTTCCTTCCTGTTCGTAGATTACGGAGAAGTGGATATGCAGAGCGATGGGCGCCGGAGTTTCCAATGTACCCAGCGTATAGCCGTAACTGTAGCGATGAAGTTATCTGCTCATGCTGATATGCTCGAACGAGTCATAGCTAACGACCGCACCCTTCAGATGCTTTCGAAGGTTCATGCCCGTATCATGGCAGATGTGGAGACAGAAGGACTCTACTGGATGGACCGTGAGAGTATTACTACCTGCGAGATTATTCCGTTCGTATCTGCAGAACTCCAGAGCTACGGCTGGACCCTCATGCTATCTGCCACAGGTGCAGATATCCTCGATGTTCACCGGATGTCGCGAGAGATGGCACGCTAGCGTCCTTTGCAGTTCCGGAATATTTGCGTAATTTTGCAATGTCTAAAAACATAAGGCGCCGAAATGTTATGAAACAATATAAACGTAATATACCGATGATAGCAATCACCTCGCTCCCTCTGACGGCTGTGTCGGAAGGGTTCCAGTATGTGTATCAGGACTGGGAATTCGCCAAGTGGATAGCGATAGCCATCTTTATTGATACCATCCTGGGTGTATGGAAACACCTTATCCACAAGGATGCGTCTAGCGAATCCTTCTTCTCCAGGTTCACGAAGAAGATTGTAATCTACATCTTCCTGATGGTCCTGAGTAATTTTGCAAGTCATGCCACCGTAGAGGGCTCTACTGTCGGCGCGATGCAATGGATAGGAACCTATATCTGCGTGTTTATGATGGTACGCGAGATATTCTCCATTATCGAGAACATACAGGCTATATATCCGATATTTCCGAGGAACTTCGTAAAGCGCATGAAGGACTTCAACGACAAGGGAGATTACATCGGCGGCGGGCCTATCAACTTTTCGGAAAAAGATGCGCCCGATGATGCATCATAGGTATACATTATTATAATATATATAAAGGTATGGCAAGTAAAACTCAATTAGCCTTCGCCCGCCAGGTGTATGCTGCGGCCGTGGAGGCAAAAACGGAAATTGATCCTGCCTTCGTTACTGCCCAGGCGATGCTTGAGACAGGATGGGGTGCAAGGGTTATCGGTAAGGCTAACCTCTTCGGTATTACCAAGGGTAGCCAATGGGACGGAGATATCGTCATGGTGAAGACTCACGAGTACTTCAAGACTTCTAAGCAGAAGTTCAAGGAGCCAGACCGCATCGTCTCCGTGTGTAAGGTAGCAGGCAAAAATCTCTGGTATTATACCGTGATGCGTGCCTTCAAGGATTTCGATTCCGTAGGCGACTGTCTGAAGGAACATGAACGTCTCTTCCAGAAGTCGGGCTATAAAGATGCCTGGCCATACCGTAAGGACCCGTTCAAGTTTGCCCAGAAGATATGCGACGGGGTAGGGTGCAAGTACGCTACAGATCCTACGTACCTCACCACCATTACCTCGATTATCAAGACGATCCAGCGGAAGTGTGTATAAGTTTTAAGTGTTTTGTTGTTATTTGTTGTAAGTTGTGAATAGGTTTATAGGTTTTATTAAGGTTATTTTTCTAGTGCTGATTCCGCTCGCCCTGGTTGTGGCATTCAAGGAGTGTCACGACCTCAGGGGCGAAGCGGAGCGCACGAAAGAGAATCAGGATATCCTCCTTCACAACGGCAGGGTAGAGATAGGACGGACGCAGTCAGGCAGGCCAAGAGCTTCCGTGTCAGCCATCATGTTGAAGACGTCTGACCTAAAGCGTAACCCCGACTCTCTCCTTGCCGTTAACAGAAAGGAGCTCAAGATAAAGAGCAGCCGGATCATGGCGGCAGCTACGACCTCTACCACCACCAAGGTAGACGTGAAGGCAGCCATCCAGCCGGTTCCTCACGATACATGCAGTCGAAGTCTTTCCGGTCTTTACCGACCGCCCGACGTCTCGCAGACGGTTTCCTGGAGCGATCCATGGATAACCCTGCGGGGCGATATCGAGGGCGACAGCATGCAGGTGCATATCGAGAGTCGCGATACCCTTCAGATGATTGTTCATCGTGTGCCGAAGAAGTTCCTCTTCTTCCGCTATGGGACCAAGGGTGTGCGCATGGAGGTGGTAAGTCAGAACCCCCACTCCCAGCTCTCATATCCCAGGATTATCATGTTTAAGAAATAGTTTAAGTGTTTATAGGTATAGTTAGGCTGAATTTTATATTAGGTGTATCTTTTTTATACTCATGATTATTAGTTATAGTTGTAATCTTCTAACATTGCACAAGCGTGTGTTCTAATTCTCATATGGAAATCTATCGTTCTTGTAATAGAGTACGGTTTCCCAAATTTATTAAAGTTATCAAAATTATCAAAAAGCCCCGGTGCGAGATGCATCGGGGCTTTTTCTTGCTGTTTTCTGAAAATAATCAGCAAAATGTTTGATGGTTCCAGAGAAAAGTGTTATCTTTGCAGGCGTAATGATGACATTGAACTAAGGTTGTGTGCAGATTGAGCAGAGTTTGTACATAACAAGTGAAAAGAAATACAGCTGTGTGGCTCGTGCTGAAGGACTGCTCTCCGGATGCACGGGCCCTTTTTTATGATTATGAAACCAAACTACAATGAGGATGGTTGGCCAGAGGATCCGAACAGTTATCCGGATACTTCAAGTCATGGGGAGAACCCCAAGAAAAGATAAGGCCAGCAGGATGACCGTAGTCGTTGCACTCACTATTACCGAGGCGATGATTGCGGTCATCGCTCGTTTTACGTATCGGTTCCTTCTGTTAAGGCAGGCGCGGTTATACTCTGTGTCGTTATGAGTGCGCCTGATGGATGATATTACGAGATGATGCAGGTATTCATCGTTTGCCTTATCATCATCCTGCAATCCTTTGTTCATGGCCACGTCTACCAGGTCATCTCTCAGCATCGTGGCAGCATCATCTCCCAGCGCCATGAAGTCGTGTACCCACATCACCTTACAGAACAGGATAAGCAACGCCACTCCGGTTCCTACCCATAAAGGGAGGGTGATGGCCACCAGCATCAGGGTCATCTTTTCCGTGGCAAGGAAAGCCGTGAGGGCCATGAATACCGTCATAACGAAGCCTGCCAGCGTATAGTTGCGGTCGGTTGACTTGCGATACTGCTCCAGGATGCTGCTGGCTCTCAGGTCTGCCCGTTCCAGCGCATATCTGGCAAGCTCTATGCTGGCAAAGGAGGCTGCCTTATTACTTATTATCTTTTCCATACCTTATATATATTAATAGGTGAAACATTTCTTTTCTGCAAAGATACACTTTTTCCCGCTCATTTCCCGTATCAAAACGTTAAAAATGAGTTAAACATAAAAGAAAGTTTATGTTTTATTTGGTCATTAAAAGAATTTTATGTATCTTTGCATCGTGAATAGATAACTAGATGTTTAACAATTTAATTTTAAGCGTATGACACAAAAAGAGCTAGAGCAAGAAATTAAAAGAAAGGAAGACGAAATCAAGGCCCTTCTCGAACTGAAAGACTTGGTCTTCGATTACGAGAGACAGATTGATTTGAGACTCGCAGACCTTTCTAAGCTCTACAAGCAAAGAAAAAACTAAAAAGCCCTCCCCTAAGGGGGAGGTTCTTTAAACAATATAAATATAAGAATATGGAGCATATTAAAGAATTAATGGCAGAGTATATGGCATTGGCTAGCAAGCAGGATGTCAAGAGCAAAGAGCGCAGAGACGAGATTCATCGCTATCTCAGCGCAAATGCTACGGAGGAGGATAAGAAATATATTAGTGAGGTGGTTGTAGATAGAGTCGCAAACCTGAAGCTGGAGGTTGCTTCTTTGCGTGAGCAGCTTGCAGAGGCAGATTATAAATTGCTTCCACTAAGATACATCGCACAGAAATACTTCGGTAAAAGTGCTGCATGGCTCTCTCAGCGTCTCAATGGCACAGAGGTTCGTGGTCATGCTTATACGCTCAATTCCGAGCAGAAAGATATTTTCAATCGTGCCGTCCAGGAGATTGGACAACGCATTAGCTCTTTGCAGTTAGCATAGGGTTATCTATTCACACAACCGCCCTCGACTTTGAGCTAAGTCGGGGGCTTTTTCATTCCCATCCCTCCCCAAATCACCCCGATTTTATGCTCTACAGCATATTTAAGTGTTAATTATTCTCATCGTGAGAAAATTTCCCGATTTTTATTTGGCGGTTCCGGATTTTCTTCTTACCTTTGCCCCCGGTTTACAGATGATAGTAGTCTATCCGGCAGGGCGACCGTTTCGCCTATGGCTTCTGGCCGCAGGCTTTTTTTATGCCTAATGGGGAAAAATATTTTTCCTCAGTTGGGAAAATATATTTTCCTAACTGGAGAAATAATTCTCGCAATAAATGGCGGCTGCATGAACCGTAGATTTGATAAGTCCTTTCGGATAAGTCATCATCTGTAAACCAACGGGGAATGCAGCCGCCACCCTTTTGTACAATCGGCTGTTAATGGTTTACAGATGATGCAATATGCAGAATTCTATTTTGATTAGTGATGCTCAGGTGCGCCCTGCAGGCATCAGCGTAGAGGAGGGCATGAAGGCCCTCAAGTGTGAAATCAGGAAGCTCGCCAAGACCAAGAGCGAGACCTTCTCCTACCTTTGCGGGGAGGCGGTTACGTATGGCGAAGTAGCTATGACCATGGCAGGTTTCTTCGCCTTCATGGCAGTAGCTGTATTAGGTGGCTTTCTTATGGGAGGGGAGGTGATGTAGCTATGGCTAAGAAAATATCAACCAAGCAGCTCCTGGAGGAGTATAAGCAGTTTTATCCGGACGTCACCACAACCACGTGCAGCGTGTCGTCTGAGAAAGATTCCTTCAGCGCCAAGACTGCCTTCGACCTGGCTCTGAAGATAGGTAAGATGACTCATAGCTGTCCGCTGTGGGTGCAGGTGGCCAAGAAGAAGATAGTCATCCTCAAGTCGAGAGAGTTCCTGGAGAACCTGGACAGGATGAAGAAGGGCACCAGGTAGGGTGTTCAAAATTTGTTTAAAATCCGACGCATTTATTCCCTAAGGTATTG